AGTATGGGAGGTTTCTCCTGTATTAGTAGGAGCACAACAGAACTCATTTGTTCAAGCTCTTAAATCAGGTTTAGAGCCTGTAGATGAAGAAATAAAAGCAGAAATGCAAATAGAATCTACAGAGCCAGAAGTTTCAAGCAAAGATGATGCAAGTATCATTAGTTCATCCCAACAGGGCATGAGGCTTGGAGAACAAGCTGTGGCTTCTCTTGAGGAGCTTAAGGCATTTACAGAGAGAATAGAGAATCTAGCTTCTCTAAGACACTCTGAAAAAAAGACATTAAGTTCAAAATCTACAGAGATGATACAAACTTATTTAGCAGGATTGAATGCACTTTATATAAAGTTGGATGATGTCTTAGCTCAATTTGGTTATGATCCTGTTAAAGATGATGAACTATTCTTAGAAGTTCAAAAGAACTTATTAGAAAATAATAAATAAGGAGAAATATCTAATGGCAACATTAAGAGAAATGAGAGCTGAAAAAGCTCAAAAATCAGAAGATCTTGCAAAGATATTTGATTCTGTAAAAGATATGTCTGAACTTTCTTCTGATCAAAAAGAAGAAATCAAAAAGAGAAATAATGAGTTAGCAGAACTTGGCTTAAAAATTACTGAGTTATCAGAATATGAAGCAATGAAATCTGCTAATAAAGAAGAAATGGAATCTTCTAAAAAAGTTTCTGGAATGCCTGTTTATGGAGAGCCAGAAGTAAAAGCTCCAAAATCTCTTGGACAACAATTTATTGAATCAAATGCTTACAAGAGCTTTGTGGATCATGGAATTAAAAATATTCCAATGGAAACTAAAGCAACAGTTACAACTTCTGTTTGGACTAGAGACACAATCTACCAACAAGTTATACCTGCTATAGAGCCAAATCCAAATCCTGTATTAGACTTAGTTGATTCTATTAATACAGATCAAACAACTTACTATTTCCTCAGAGAGACAAGCACAAACAATGCTGCTGAAACTGCTGAGGGTAGTGCTGCTCCAGAAGATGTATTCAGCTACACAGCTGTAACAGCTCCTGTTGCTAAATTCATAACAACTCTTCCAATTACAGCAGAGTTACTTGAAGATCAAGCAGGTGCTAGAGCATACTTTGATGGCAGATTAGCAAATCATGTCCTACAAAGACTTGAAAAAGAATTTATTGGTGGAAATGGTACTTCACCAAACATTCAAGGTATTTTAGGAACAACAAATGTAAACCAAGTAATCTATGATGCAGTTACTTATCCAGCTTCTGTTGGTGGTAAATTAAGAGCTATCTTAGAGGGTATTAAAGACATTGAAGAGAATGGAAAATTATTCCCAGATGCAATGATTATGTCTCCTGGTGCTTATGAAGCATTAGCAGGACAAGTTGATGGAAATGATAACTTCATGCTTGGACAAGCTGCACAAGCAGGATCTCCAACTATTTGGGGTGTTCCTGTTGTTAAATCCACACAAATTGGATCAGCAGTTGGACAAGATTCTGATGTTCTTATTGGTAAATTTGGTGGTGGACTTGCAGTTAACCATGTATTCAGAAGAGGAATGGAATTACAAATTTCTGACTCTGCTGCTGATGGAGACTTTGGTAAGGATATCCTTACAGTCAAAGCTTCATTAAGATATGCAAGTGCTGTTTATAAACCACAAGCATTCACTAAAGTACAAGACATAGAATAAATTAAATTATGAAAGAGCAGAGCCAAAAGTTTGTTATGACTACAAATGTTATTGGCTCTGCTTTTCATTCAGGAGATAATGATATGAAAGTAGTAGAAAAAGAATCAGAACAAGTCTGGAAATGCAATAGAACTAAAGTATATGCACAGGGAGAAAAATCTCCATTTGTGAGTAGTGTTCTAGTTGCAGGTATGGGAGATCCTATTCCAGATGTAAAATTAGAAAAAAAAGCAGCTAAAACAAAAGTAGAAAATAAAGCTGTAAAAAAATCAGAGGATAAATAATCTAAATGGCTCATACTCAGTATGTAGATAAAGCAGATGTTAAGACTTGGCTTGGACTTAGTGGAACAGCTCAAGATACTAACATTGATATTGCTATAAATGCTGCTTGTAGAGCCATTGATGATTTCTGTGGTAGAGAGTTTATTCAAACAGAAACAACACAAGATAGATATTATGATTGTGAGTTTGCTGATTATGCTTTTGTTGATGATATAGCAACAACTACAGGATTAGTAGTTAAAACTCTTAATGAAGATGGAACTGATGAACAAACTTTAGTTCTTAATACAGATTTTTATTTATA